CTCAATCATGGAAGAAGAGCTAAGAGCCTGCTTAAATATGGCCTCGAATTTATTGCACGAATTCTGCTCAATCCACTTGCCTCTTGCGATTTTGATATCTTTAAAATTTTGTCATGTACTTAGGAAAAAGAGTTTGACATGTGTATGACTTTGGCTAAATACGGATATAAGGTTGAGTACCTTAAAATGACGGATGGCGGATTTGACATTTACCTTAATGGTGTTAGCGCTGATCTAAAAAAGACAGCAAGCCACAATAATATATTGGACTATGCAAAAAAGGCAACACGCGAACAGGGGGCGAAAATAGTTGTTTTTGAGCTTGGAAAGGATACAAGGGAAATACAGGCGGAGTTGGAAAAATTAAAAAGAATGAAAATCAGCGTATGCTACTATTTTTCAAACAATAAGGGGAAAATACATACTTTATAAAATGGGAGAGCCGAATATTGCTATTCGGCTCAACAGCGCTACGAGCCTTTCGGCACATACCTATGAGTTTTTGATGCTCACTTCATTCGCTTGTTTTAAATCATGCGAACTTAGATTTTTCAGTGCAAAGATACTACATATTTTTCAAAAAACCAAATAAATTTCAAATTATTTTTTGTATTTTGGTTTTCACGTGCAGTGCATGAGCACGCCATAGCGGTATTTGCGTCGGATAATGACATAGCGGCGTATATGCGTGGTGAGGAGATTAAGCCGGAATTGCCGGGGATGCCGAAGGTGTTTGTAGAGTATCAGGAGAAGTTGAGTTCCGCAAGCGTGGAAAAGAAAAATAATTCTACCTTTGCCGACATGAAAGGAAAACATCTAAAAGAGCGTAAGGAATCACTTCAGACTTTCGCGGATTCTGTTCTCTCTTCAAAAATTGCAAAGAATGAAGTGAAATACCTCGGTAAAATAGATAAAACTGTTATTACTGACATGAATAATAATGGAATTGAACTTCTATCTGATAAAATCTTTATTACAGACAAGATAGTTTTGAAATATCTAAATCACCCAAAAGCCATGAAAGGAGCTGTTATTGATTTGAATAGATTTTCGGAAATAGAGCATACAATAAAAAATCCTGCAAATATATATGCTGACATAAAGTCACAGCAATTAGTTTATATTTACGCATCGCCTTATGATGAAAAGTCGTTAAAGGCGGTTATTCACCCAAACTATACATTGAAAGGGAATGTTTTTAATTTGTTGAAATCAATAGGGATTATTGAAAGATGGCATTTGGATGATAAAACAATGTACAGAAAAATAAAATGAGGCTTCACCATGAAACCTCATTTTCGCATTTACGGCAGGATTTGAACCCGCGATCTCGATGTAATTTAATGCCTCGCCCGACTACCAACTGCGACCATCATAAATACGGTACAAAGATAATCAATGTTTTTTGAATCTGCAAGCATTTTCGAGAATATTTATTTTTAAATGGACGCGACTTGCTGAACATTCCTTTTTACAATGACCTGAAATAAAAATCTGTAAAACTTTGGCAGTTGTAGAAAAATGCGTATCTTTGCCCTGTGTTTCGGGACTGGCTGCCACTTGGTGGCCTTTTTCGTTTGTTCCCATACGTTACCTCCTTTTCAATTTACGGATTGCAGATTTGGCAAGTGTCGAAGCGGCGTCACTTTGTCTGACGGCTACCGTCTGCGATTCAATCCAGTCGTCAATCTCGTATTGGTCAAATACAAGCCGGTTGTTAAACTTCCTGCATGGAATTTTTCCCGAAGCTGCGTTTTTTTGTAGCTGGCTTTTGCTAAATGCGTACCCTGAATTATTAATGTAAGCAAGCACGCCGTCAAAGTTAAACCGGCGAGACATTTCAGGCTCTTCCGGTTTTTTCAATAACGATTCAATCCGGTTCAACTGTTCCCGAATTTGGGCGACCGCAACCGGTAAGCGGTCAAATGAGATTGTTTCCATAATTACTATTTTTTATAAATTTAAAATTTTGAAACCTGCAATACCCGGCCGGTGTATCGTTGATTCCGATGCAAAAGTACATGTATGATAATTAATGAAAAAGGGAAAATGCCCTAAAATTGTAGGAATGCAGGAAAGCAAAAACATACTGATATTCAGCATATCCGGATGAAAAGAGGGAACATTGAGGGAACTTTGAGGGAACTTTGCAAATTATTTCGGCAACTAACGGACACGGCTAACGCCAGTTTATCTTTGTCATTTCGTTCCTTATCGTTTTATATTCTTTGGGCTCATGTTTTTGTTTGTTTTACGATAATTTCTTTTGATATAAAATTCAGGCATTTCAACGCCATATCTATCGTGAAATTGTTCGATTAATTCCATTTCGCTAAATTGAATTGTTTCAACAATTTCTTTTATGGATAAATTTGTCTTTGGCATTACGTTATACGTATGATTCCCTTTCTTTCGTTCCGCAATTGCTGCTTCAAGTTTTTCTGTTACCATTTCCTTCCAGTCGTCATACCCGTTTCCAAAAAACAAAGTCAACACCACACAAATCACCGCTCTGATTTCTCGGTACATATTGTTTACCAAATATTTGTACGCAATACTTGAATAAAGTAAATTGATAAGGTCTATTACAACTATTTGTTCGTCAGTTAATTCTTCTCTTAACGGGTTGTCTTTGCGAATACCATTGCATAATGCTTTAATCCTACTACTATCGTCGTTGGTGATTTCCATAATTCCCCCCCCCAATTTTTAATAAGTATTGTCATTCACCCAGTCATTCAGCTCGGATAATTCAAAATAGAGGTGGTTGTTGAACTTGTGCACCGGTATTTTTTTGTCGGCGCACAGTTTTTGCAGCTTGCTGACGGATATGGTGTATCCGGATTCGTTCAGGTAGGCGAGCGCGCCGTCGAAGTTGAATCGGTGCGGGCGCTGATGCTTTTTCGTATCGTCCAGCAGATTTTCAATCCGTTCGACTTTTTCCAGTAATTTTCCTGCTATTTCAGGCAGTTGCTCAAATGTCGGTATATTTTCCATAGGATGCAAATTGATGAAACACGGTGCAAAGGTAGTGAAAATATTTAATAAAATACTTTCATTATAAGTATTTTATTTTTATCTTTGGTGCGTTTTATTTAAGAAATCATATAATGAAAGCAAAAATTTTAACGGCATTGAAAACCAGGTATGGGAATCTGGGGTTTGGTGACAAGGCGTTTGACGGGGTGGCCGATTATCTTTCAAAAACCGTAACAGAGGAAACTCAAATTGAAACCGCCATCGGCGGGGTCGAATCATTACTTAAAGCATTTCAGGGCGACATCGACAAGGTGCGGGGCGAAAGTAACGCTGCCAAAGTCGAGTTGGAAAAACTGAAAGGTGAAAAAGCCGAGTTGGAAAAATCAATTCAGAAAACGCCGGAACCTCAGAAATCTCCGAAAGGCGACGACTTGGACGCAATGGTTAAAATCATCTCTGACCAGTTGAATGAACAATTGACAAAACAGTTGAATGAGAAGCTGGTCGAGCAGTTGAAGCCGTTGCAGGACAGGATAACGGCCAACGAGACGAAAGAGGCGACGGAAAAGAGAGAGGCGAGGATTCTGGCAAAGGCGCAGGAACTGCAAATACCGCAATTCAGGATTGACGAGGGTTTTACTATCGCTGCGGACGCTGACGATGCTGCGATAAATACGTATCTGTCGAAAGTGAAGCAGAATATGGTAACGGCAGGGCTTGAAAAAAAGACAGCATTTGGCGAGATGCTTGCCACGTCGGACGATGCCGCTAAGGGTTTGGCGAAGACGTGGGCAGAGGCATTGCCTGATGCGAAAAAGTAGAGAGGCATTGAGGTGTTTCTTTATGTGGATGGGTCTTTTCCTGTCCGAAGAGAGAGTTTAGAATTGCGCGATTAAAAGATTGCGTTAATAATGAAAACAAAAAACTGAAACAAAATGGCAGTAAAATTTAACGCCGTCGGGTACGACGGCACCATGCCTGTATTCTGGCGGGGGGACGCAAAGGTTCTTCCGGGCGGTTATGGGCTGTTACAGAACTTTCCGAAAGGTACGCGTATCGCAAGGGGTACACTGTTGCGTATCGAGTATGGAACGCTTACGGCGAATGTAGTGAAGCGCGCGATGGTAGTTGCAGGAGGTACGACCACTGCTCCCCGCGTTACAAAAAACTCCTATTTTCAGATTGGAGACTTGGTGATGAATATTGGCGGAAACGCCGGTATCGCGATAACGGCTATCGACAAGTCGAACGCCGGATACGATGAGATTACGCTTGCTTCGGATCTTGCTGCGGCTGTGGCTAATGCTCATCTGGTTGAGGCTTCAGCTGCTACCGGCGCTACGCCGAAGTATGTGCCGAACATGGTAGCGGGAGAAATGACGGAACCGTTGGACGGCGACACGCATGATACGGTTTCGGCTGCATACGATGCGGTTGTACTGCTGGGGTACATTACGGATGTTCCTGCGGAATGGCGCACGGGTGTGGCTTTGAAAGAGAATCCGAACATTATTTTTGTTAAACAGTAGGGAGGTGTATTATGACTGAGAGATTTATTTACAGTTCCATATTTCAGGAACTTACAAAGATGGTACAGGTTCGATTTGATGCAGTGAGCGAGTTGCATAAGCGACTGTTCGACAATGTGTTTTACGAGAATTATTTTCCGTGGGACTTTCCTCAGCTCGGGTTGACGTTTGAGGAGTTGAAAGGTACGTATAATGTATCTGTGGCTGCTGCAACTATCGACGGCAAGTCGAAAGAACCGGTACTTGGGTCGCACGGCGTTGAGACCATCTCGCAAAAGGTGCTGACGCACGCTATAACGCTTCCATTTACGATTGAGGAATACCGCAAGGTATTGGCTATTATGGACAGTAAGCATCTGACGGACGATGCGGCCAAGAACCAGTTGATTGAGTTGATGTGGGGGTCTGTGCTTCGTGTTGTACGTGGCGTTCAGGCGAAATTGGACATGATAACGCTGATGGCTTTGTCGAATGAAGGCGTTGCAACGCTCGACCAGACGAACAATCCGGAGGGCGGTGTAAAGGCTACGATTGATTACGGTATGCCTGCATCGAACAGGGCGGCTGTAACGGTTGACTGGGTACCTGCCAATCAATCGACGGTGGACGCTTTCGACGATATTGAACATGTGCTTATCGCGGCACAGGACAAGGTAGTGTTTGAAAAGATTCTGCTTGCGCCGTCGAAGTTGTCGTTTGTATTGCAAAACAAAAAGATGAAGCAGGCGATATACGGTGTGGACAAGAACAACACGCCGCTTGTAATTGCGAGGCTGAACGAGTTTATGCAGTTGAACGGTTATCCGTCGTTTGAAGTAGTACGTCGCGAGTGTTTGATACAGAACAACGGCGCATTCAGTTCGTATCAGCCGTGGAATGCGAAGAACATTGTATTTGTTCCTGCGGGTAAACTTGGCGTTATCAAGAACGCTTACGCTAATTCGGAGCTCCGAATAGAGTCGGGCGTTGCCTATTCTAATTACGGACGCATCCGCGTATCGCAATGGGGCGTTGGCGAAACGGTCAATTCCAATGGCGTTGAGTTTGCTAAGGCAGAATCCATCTCGTTACCGCTGATTACTGAAATCAACGGAATATATTCACTTAAAGTCGAGGCATAAAGCGATAAATTCAAAATTCAAAATTCAAATGACTGTAAGCGAGTACGTAACGGGCAAATTCGGTCAGTTCGGGATTACTGTCACGGATGCGGATTTGGCTGATATTTCCACGGTAGTAAACATAGGTTCGACATATACGGAAGACAGCAGGATGGCGGTATACCGGTCGCTTGTGCAATTTGTTATCCCGCACCTGCTGCTTCGTCCGAGGTCGGTAAACGAACATGGATTTGGTGCGACGTGGGATAATGAGGCGCTGATGAAGTATTATGCGTGGTTGTGCGAGCTTACGGGAGAGGAGATACATTTTGATTCTGTAAACATCACCGGACTGTATCATGCGAGCGCGGCCTCCAGTTCGAGTTGTTCTGAAATAAATTCAACTGTGCTTTCGTCGGCGTCGGCTGACTTTGCGATTTCAATAATGTCCAGTATACCTCCTCTGCTTCCGTTGCGTTTTTCCCATGCTTTTTGCCATGCTTCGTCATGTGACTTTTCGAGGAGTTTATAAAAGGACAAGCCGCTGTTTTCACGTATTGATTCGTCAATACATTCAATGTCGGCTTTCGACAATTCGTCCATATCAGGGCTTTCAGATGACGACAGCATGTAATCGTCAATGCTTATTGATTTGGCAATTGCGTTATTTCCTTCTTTTATGTAATTGAACAGTCGGGACGGGACGGGTCCGTACTGCAGGGCGACAAAATCTGGAATCATGACATATCCGTACCTGACAAGCCGTTTCTGGCTGGCGAAGTACAGTATTTTAAACAGTTCGTGCTTGCCAATACACTTTCCGGGAACTGAATTTAAAATATAGAGGACGATTGCTTTAAGTCTTTCTATTTCCATTGGGCGTAAATGTCGGGCAAAGATACGTCAATTTTCCTTAACGGCAAGATTTTCCATGATTATTTATGAAAAGTTTGAAGTTTCTGTCGACGCATTTGTCGGGTAGTGCGGAGCGTTCGATTCCGGCGGCTTTCAACAGGCTGTCCTTGAAATAAAGTTTCAAATTTCTCAAATGTGAATATTTTAAACATCTTTCAACAAACACTCTGATGTCATGTTTGTCATATTTTTTTCCTTTGAGCAGGCCGATTTTGTAGTGATTGCAAAACAGGGCTGTCTGGCGTATCATGTCGAAGCTGGATTGGAAGTCGATGATGGGTTCGATGGATGCCCATGTCCGGAATCCGGCTTCGTGGAGTTTTCGCATGGCTTCGATGCATTCGGCGTTGGTGGAGGCTCCGGGTTCCATGTCGTCTCTTCCTGCCAAAGTAAATCCAAAACTGACAAAGCGGGTATCTGCGCCTATAAAATCGTCTGGGTTGATGGCGATTTTTGTTAGAAACATAACTGGAACGTTATGCTCAACGGCGGTAAATGCTGCGTCAATTGTTAATTTCCTGCTTTGCGGCAGGAATACGTCTGATGTAAAACTCATCAACAGGCCGTGTTTCTGCAATTCGGGCAGGTTGACTTTGAGTTCTTTTTCAGGCATTGTTAAATTAGTATAGAATTATTATCTTTGCTGCCAAAAAACTATGAATTGTCCAAGATGTGGCAGTATAAATTACTGCAAAGATGGTATAGTAAAAGGTCGTCAAAG